AAAGATTTTAAAAGAAGATGCTGCTCCTCCAATGGAGTTGGATAGTCAAGTAGATGAATTTATCAAAGGCACTGCTCCAGAAAAAATTGCAGCCTGGATGAAGCATATCAAAGACTTTAAAGATAAGGGTATGTATAAGGCTGCTGATGATGCCACACAGGCTATGAAAAAAGTTCATCCTGATTATAAAAAGTATCCTCAACCAACTCCAGAATTCCAAGGAAGTATTGCTAGAGCATTAATGCAAAGTATGGGAATGGATGATCAAGATGTAGAAGAAGATGGTGAAACACAACCACCAAATATCCCACGTGAACCATTACGCAGTAGCGATGGCCAAGTAGTCACTAGCAGTGATGGTCAACCTGTAATGAGTGGTGGATCAACACAACAGGCTACACAAGAACCTGCTCCAATACAAAATGGTCCAACATATCCAAATGGTAATCCTTATCAGTGGGATAAAACATTTGATAGGGCTACTGGTGCTGGGGAATTTGGTAGTGAACCACAATCACAATTTGGTATGCCTGATGATAGTGAAATGGGTGGACAAACAGCAGCAGGTGGTGATACAAAACCTGCTCCAGCAATTGAGCCTGCTAAAATACAAAGATTCCAAGAACTACTTAAAAAAGCAAGACTTGGTATGGCTAAAGCGGCAACACCTGGTGTTACACCAACTCCAACTCCACCAAAGCCTAATAAGCCACCAGGTGGTGCTACCAGACCACAACCAAAAGTACAAGCACCTAATGTATCTTATGATGCCATGGGTAATGTACAACAATTTACTAATGAAGATGATTATACATTAAGTTTAATTAAGAGCGTCAAATTGTGAAAATGTATGAAGTTACTGCTGGGCAAGTGGGTACTGCCGCTGACACAGCATATGATGTTGGTTCGACTGGTGCTCTAGCAGGTATGGCAGGAAGTGGCGCTGCTAGTTTGGCCAGTAAAGGTCTAGCCAAAGCAGGTGCTACAGGCGCAGCACAAACTGCTGCCAATATTGGTGGGAAAATAGCTAAATTTATACCTGGTATAGGTATGGTTATAGGCACTGCTGATGCAATACGTAGAGCCGCTGCTGGCGATTTAACAGGTGCAGGACTTAGTTTGGCTAGTGGTGCTGCCAGTTTTATACCTGGGTATGGCACAGCAGCCAGTTTAGGAATCACAGCAGCACAGGCAGCAAGAGATAAACAACGTACAGGAAGTTATATTCCTGACTATGATGAAATAAAAGCAGGAGCAAAAGCACCCGCAGGAACACAGCCATCTGCCGTACAAACTATGGCACAGAATATAAAAAATACTGTGACAGGTGCCCCAAAAGCACAAGGGTTTGATCCCAATATACAAGCATTACAGAAACAACTTATTGCTAAAGGTGCAACAAATATTGACGGTACACCATTAGTAGCAGATGGAATAATGGGAAAGAATACACAAGCAGCCATACAAAAATTTGGCATGGTTGATCAAGTTAAGGAAACTAAAATGAGTCAAAGAGATCTAATGCGTAGTTACATGGATATACTAAATGAGAATGAGGTAGACGAAGCAAGGGCAGCGGCTAGGATGTTTAGTAAGTTAAGTCCACAGGCTCAACAAAGATTAATGGCTGCTGGCCAAATGAAAGCAGCAACTCCACAAGCAATAGTCCCACAATCAAAACAGTTACAAACAGCGATTGGTAAGGCAAAAGCAACAGGAAAAGTTGGTAGTAATGTAAGCAATACAGCACTTCCACCTGCAAAGACTGCTGTTAAAAGTAAACCTGTTTCAGGTGGTCAATTAGGTCAGGCTGGACCAAAAAATAAACTACCTGGAAGTTCAACAAAACCAGCAGCACCAGCAGCACCAGCAGCAGCCGCAAAAAACCCAAGCCTAGCTAAACAATTAGCAGTTGGTGCAGGGTTAGGAGGAGCAGCCTACTTAGGTGCTCAAGCACTAAGCCCAGATGGTAGTAAAAAACCAGAAGGTGGTGGTGGCGGTGGTGGTGGTGGAGGTGGTGGTAATCGTCCTCCTCCTGGAAATACAACCGGTGGTGATACCAGACCAGATGTACCTACACCAGCAACTACTGAACCAACAATATCAGGCGAAGGTGGAATTTCAGCTGAAGAACTAGCAGAATTAGATGCAATTGCTCAAGAATGGGAAAATGTTCAAGACCCAACTATATTGAGTCTTTTAGGAGCATATGGAGCAGTTAGACAAGGACTAGCAGCACCAAGTGCAGGTCCATCAGTGGCACCACAACCAATTCCTGCATCAGCAGGTGGTGACAGAGGAACTAGAGGTGGTGCTTAATTAATGCCATTTACCTTGGTAACAATGTCTCATTTCATGCCCCACATCATGCATTGTGGGGTTCTTTTTGGTGATCATAACACACTTGTTATCTTCCCAAAAACTACAGGCAGCAATTGGTCCTGAATAAGACATGGCAAAATTACGCCTTTTAAATTCTCTAGTACAGGATTCTTGTACATTGTCCACAGTACGCCAAGTTATGATCATGGTTTCATGGCTGTTACTAGCCGTGCTGAATGGTGTATGCGGATTATCCCAATCATTGGCCAAAACACTGGTAGCCAAAAAAGCACTAATTAGAGCAAGTTTTTTCATAAAAGTATTGACTTAAGTTAGCAATGTATGTATTATAGTATCACTTTAGAGGATTGTCAATGACTACTAGGATATACGGGCCAGAAGAAAAAGCCAAATTGGAAAAACTTATCAACGAAGGCAGTACTGTATTACGTGAAATTGAAGATCTCCAAGAGGGTCTTAAGGAAACTGTAAAGGCTGTGGCCGAGGAACTAAATATAAAAACCAGTGTGATCAATCGTGCTATCAAAATAGCACATAAGGGTGACTGGAGTAATTACGATAATGATTGGAAAGAAGTAGAAGCAATTTTGGATATTACCAAAAAAATCTAGTAAGGCTTGGTGAGCCATAAGTCACCACCGTGGTATTTGTGAGCCTGAAATCACATAGGAGATTAAGATGTATGTCGATGCTTATTTCGACCGTGACAATGAAATTGTCAAGGTTGTAGAACGTAACCGCAAAGGTGAACGTAATTTTAAAGAATACCCTGCTAAATTTGTATTCTATTATGATGACCCCAAGGGGAAACACACAAGTATATATGGTACACCAGTAAGTCGTGTAGTGTGTAAAACACAAAAAGACTTTCATAAAGAACTTAAGATAAACAGTCATAAAAAGATTTATGAAGCAGATATAAATCAAATATTTGTATGCCTAAGTGAAAACTATCTTAATAGTGATGCACCAAAACTCAACGTAGCATTTTTTGACATTGAAGTAGACTTTGATCCAGAACGTGGATATGCTAGTCCAGATGATGCCTTTATGCCAATTACTGCTATCAGTGTACACTTACAGTGGATAGATACGCTAGTTACTCTAGCGATTCCACCTAAAGGCCTAAATATACAAGAGGCAGAGGAACTAGTCAAAGACTTTCCTAACACACACCTCTTTGATAGCGAAGCAGAAATGTTGGATACTTTTTTAAATCTTATTGAGGATGCTGATCTTATTACAGGATGGAACAGTGAAGGCTATGATATTCCCTATACTGTAAATCGTGTTACCAAAGTATTAAGCAAAGATGATACACGACGCTTTTGTCTATGGAATCATTATCCCAAACGCAGAGAGTATGAAAAGTTTGGGAAGACTGCTACTACATATGACCTAGTAGGTCGTGTACACTTAGATAGTTTAGAACTTTACCGTAGATATACCTATGAAGAAAGACATACTTACAGGCTGGATGCTATTGGTGAGATGGAGATCGGAGAACGCAAAACGATCTATGAAGGATCTCTAGATCAACTCTATAACAATGACTTTGCCAAGTTCATTGAATATAATCGTCAAGACTGTGCGTTACTTAATAAACTTGATCGAAAACTAAGATTTATTGACTTAGCAAACACATTGGCACATGAAAATACAGTACTGCTACAAACTACAATGGGTGCTGTAGCAGTGACAGAACAGGCCATTATCAATGAAGCACATCGTAGAGGACTAGTAGTTCCAAATAGAACTAAGATGGCTGAACGTGATGATGGTAGTGCTGCTGGTGCTTATGTAGCCCATCCCAAAGAAGGTATACATGATTGGATAGGCAGTGTGGACATAAACAGTCTATACCCTAGTGCAATTCGTGCTCTTAACATGGGACCTGAAACTGTTATTGGACAATTGCGTCAAACAATGACTGATAGTTATATGAATGACCAAATGGCCAAAGGTAAAAGTTTTGCTGGTAGTTGGGAAGGACGCTTTGGTAGTTTAGAATATGAAGCAGTAATGAATAAAGAAATTGGCACTGAAATTGTAATTGATTGGGAATCTGGTGAACAGGACATAGTCAGTGCCGCTGAAGCATATAAACTAATTTTTGAAAGTAATCAACCATGGATGCTCAGTGCTAATGGTACAATTTTTAGATATGATAAAGAAGGAGTTATTCCAGGATTACTTGAACGTTGGTACAAAGAACGTAAAGAAATGCAGGCCAAATTAAAGGACGCTATAAATGCTGGAAATAAAATTGAGGAAGAATACTGGGATAAACGACAGTTGGTTAAAAAGATTAACCTTAACAGTTTGTATGGCGCTATTCTTAAT